CGTAGGACCAGCAGTGCAAGCAAAAGGTTTTGGTTGGTCTCTTGGAACTTTTGGTGGTGAGGTAGCGGGTGAGCCTACAACAACTATTACTGGAGCTATAAACTCATCAACTACGACAGGTATTATATTAGCAGACGTATCACAATTTCCAGATACAGGAACAAACTTTATAAAAATAGGAACAGAGGAAATATCTTACACAGGTATAAGCACATCTAATGAATTGACAGGTGTCACAAGAGAAGTCAGAGGAACCGACGCTGCATCACATGGTGCAGGAGATGCAGTCACTAGCACTACAAACTTTGTAGCATGGGGTGAGGCAGCATCAGGAGACTTGGTATTAGAACCTGGTATGTGGTCACTAGATAATTTTGGTGACAAAGCGATTTGTCTTATTCACGATAGTGCCGTATTCGAATGGAATTCTGCAGCAGCAGGTGCAGAAAATACAAGAGCATCTATTATATCTGGCGCACCCACAGCATCAAGACACATGTTGGTATCTACACCTGATAGACACTTAGTATTCTTTGGAACAGAAACAACTATTGGAGATACATCAACACAGGATGACATGTTTATAAGATTCTCTGATCAGGAGGATATTAATACATATACACCAACAGCGACCAATACAGCCGGCACACAGAGATTGGCCGACGGATCACAGATCAGAGGAGCGATCAGAGGTAGAGATTCAATTCTTGTTTGGACTGACACAGCATTATTCACTCAACGTTTTGTTGGTCAACCATTTACGTTTGCGTTCGCACAAGTTGGAACACACTGTGGACTTGTTGGACAGAATGCATGTGTTGAGGTTGATGGTTCTGCATATTGGATGTCAGAGAATGGTTTTTTTAGATATGCAGGTAAACTAGAATCACTACCATGTTTGGTAGAGGATCACGTTTATGATAATATAAATCTGGAGTCTGGTAATCAAATGGTATCAGCAGGTTTAAACAACCTATTTGGTGAAGTAATGTGGTTCTATCCAACAACGGGGTCTAGTGTTGTGAATAGAATGGTCTGTTATAATTATTTTGATTCATCACCCAAAAGACCAGTATGGACTGTTGGTACACTTGCAAGAACCATGTGGCAAGATTCTGCTGTATTTGGTAGCCCACACGCAACAGAATACACTGCAGGAAACGATGCGTCCTTTGATGTGGTGGGCAACACAGAAGGTAGAACAATATATTATCAACATGAAACAGGGACAGATCAAGTGCAAGGTGGTGCTACGACTGCAATAACTGCAAACATATCATCTGGAGATTTTGATATAAGTCAGAGAACAACTGCTTTAGGTCAAACCACAGGAGCTGCAGATCTTAGAGGGGATGGTGAATTTATAATGAAGATAAGAAGATTTATACCCGACTTTATTTCACAAACCGGTAACACACAAGTTACACTACAATTAAGAGATTTTCCAAACGATAGTCAAGCTAGTTCTGCACTTGGACCATTCACAGTTTCGTCATCTACTAAAAAAGTAGATACGCGTGCAAGAGCAAGAGCCATTGCATTAAAAGTAGAAAACACATCGTCTGCTCAAAGTTGGAAGTTAGGAACTTTTAGATTAGACATACAACCGGATGGACGTAGATAATGGCAAAGATAGTGCAGGTATTAACAAGACCAAGTGAAGAGTATGATCTGCCAACGGCAGAGGCACAGGTCAGAGATCTTGATGCGATCGTAGAAAAATTAAACACAACGTTTCAACAAGAATTAAAAGATGAGGTGGAAGCATTT